TCTTTTTATGGTAATGGAGGATTAAGGATAGCAGGGTCTGCTATTACATTGAATACTTGGACTCATTATGCGATTTCAAAAAGTTCGGGTAGTACTAAGATGTTTGTAAATGGAGTACAAGCAGGATCCACTTATGATACAAGTCAAAATTATGGTACTGCGTCATCAGTAACTATAGGTAAAGATTCATTTGGTTCCACTCATATTACTGGACATATGAGCAATCTTCGTATCGTCAAAGGCACAGCCGTCTACACAAGTAACTTTACACCAAGTACAACACCATTAACAGCAGTAGCGAATACATCACTTTTAACATGCCAATCTTCCACATTCATTGACAACAGCACAAACGCATTTACTCTTACACCATTTGGTGATGTAAAACCTCGTACATTTAACCCATTTGGTTTCACAGATACAAAAGGACAATCGTATACTCCTGCACTCTATGGTGGTTCTGCTTACTTTGATGGAGTTGGAGATCATCTGTTTACTCCAGCAACTCAGCAGTTTACATCAGCAGGTGATTTTACGATTGAACTTTCATTCTACTTAACATCATTGGCTGCTACAAATCACTTGATAGGAAATTATACAGCAAATCTAACAACTGATTGGTTAATTGAAGTTATAAACACTGGTACAATGCAGGTGTTTTTGAATGGTTCAACAAATCGTTTAACACACACTGGTTTGACAGTAAATCAATGGTATCATTTGTCTATATCAAGAACCGGTACAACAGTTACTGGACGTATAAATGGTGCAAACTTCAATTCAACATCAACATATACAATGTCTGGTACATTAGGTTCTGCGACTAAAGCAATCTATTTGGGTATGCGAGCTGGTTCCAGCAATCCATTGTTTGGTTATATCTCTGATGTTAGATTGATTTCTGGAACAAATGTATATCCAACACCTTTTGTTCCATCAAATGTGCCATTGACCACAACTGCCAACACTTCGTTGTTGTTGAATATGGATAAAGCTGGTATTATAGATGCTTCTCGCAGTGCAGTTTTTGAAAATACTGGTGATACAAAGATTGCTTTTGAAACACCATATGCTGGATCTTACTACAGCAACTACTTTGATGGTACTGGTGATTATTTAACTACCCCTGCTAATGCGGCATTTGGGTTTGGAACTGGAGACTTTACTGTTGAATTTTGGGTCAACTTTACAACTACTACAGGCCGCCAAGATTTAGTGTGGTGGGGTGTTGATGGCGCTAACCGAGGTGGTTTGATATGGAATTTAACAGCGGGAAATTTAACTTATTACATTAGCCCAACGGTTGCAAATGCAATCAATTATGCGTGGACTCCTGTAACAGGGATTTGGTATCATATTGCGTTTGTAAGAAATTCAGGTAGTTCTAAACTTTATATCAATGGAGTACAAGGTGGGTCAACTTATGCTGATACTAAAAATTACTCCACAAGTAATTTAGTAACTATTGGCAGAGATAATTCTGCGGCCTCATCTTATCTTACTGGTTATATATCCAACCTACGAATGGTAAATGGAACTGCAGTCTATACTTCTACATTCACTCCAAGCACAACTCCACTTACAGCAGTCACTAATACATCACTACTGACCTGCCAATCTAAGTCGTTCGTTGACAACAGCACAAACGCATTTACCATCACACGAAATGGTGATGTGATAGTTAAATCGGTTAATCCATTCCAAAGAAATAATCAAAGTAGTATATATTTTGATGGTACTACCGATTACCTCTTAGCACCAACAAGTCCAAATAATGCCACAGGTACAGGAAATTTCACTGTTGAATTTTGGGTTTTACCAACTACTTTTTCCAATTATAGGTCTATGTTTGGTAACAGTGCATCTGCAGCTAATGCAACTGGATGGCACTGTGGTTTAAATGCATCTGGTAATGTATTCATTTATAGTAACTCTGCGTTTAAGGTCACAACAAGTAATGCAATGACTTTAAATATGTGGAACCATGTGGCAATCACACGTAGTGGAAGTACAGTAACAATATACATAAATGGTACATCTGGCGGCACTTGGTCTCTAACAACAGAAACATTCACAGATGGACGTTTCATCTTTGGTGGTGCGCCGCCTGCTGGTGGCAGTGAATGGTTTGCAGGTTATTTGGCTGATTTGCGTGTTACTAAAGGTTTTGCTCGCACAATCACAGTACCAACTTCGGCACTTAGAACTAATTAAAGATAAATATAACAATAAAACTTTACGGTATCACCTCTAAAATTTAAAACCAAATAAGCATAAATAGTACATGGCACTAACAAAATTACAACCAGCAAACTTAGATGCAGCCAATGACTTCTCCTCATTGGTTACCTCAGTATTCGCAATTGCAAACTCAGCATACGTACAAGCAAACACCGCAACGAATGATGCTGCAACCGCAGCCAGCAATTATTTACCAACCGGAGACTATGGTTCCGTTTTACCGGCCACGGGTACTTTAGATGAAGAAACCGTTGTTAGATATGATTTAAAGACTGAACCTACATCACCAGCAAATTTCTTCCTAGTAGTGGATCTTGGTCCACTCTAAACATAAATAGAATATAAAAAAAGGACTTTTAAATGCCAACACAGATACAATTAAGAAGAGGTAGTACTGTACAAACGTCTACCTTTACTGGCGCAGCTGGTGAGATTACAGTAGATACCGATAAGAAAGTCGTTGTTGTACACGATGGTGCTTCTGCTGGTGGTATTCCTCTTGCACGTGCTAATCACACTCAATCAGCATTTGATGCTGCCAACGCTACATCAACTGGTGCAACATCTGCTGGTTCTTATGCTAACTCTGCTTTTGATGCTGCAAATAACAAACTATCAACAACTGGTGGTACAATTTCTGGTAATATGGTAATTACTGGTAATTTAACAGTTAGTGGTAATGTATTCAACGTTGATGCAACAAATCTAAGCGTTGAAGATAATATGATTTATCTGAACGCCAACAATACTGTGTTGAATCCTGACCTTGGATTTGCAGCTAATTATAATGATGGTGCTTATCACCACACAGGTATGTTCCGTGATGCGACTGATGGTACTTGGAAGTTCTTTTATAACTATGATCCAGAGCCAGACGCATCACCATATATTGATACAGGTCATGCCACATTTAGAATTGCTAACTTAACAGCTAATCTAATTACTGATGTGGCAACTATCCGTGGTTACGATCCAATTAATCACACAAACTTAGCATATACTCACGCTAATGCCGCATTCACTGCAGCCAATAACTCAACAGATTCTTGGGTACGTGATGCCGCTAACTCAGCGTCTGCATATGCGAATGCTGGTTTTGGTGCCGCTAACTCTGCAAGTTCATATGCTAATGGTGCTTTCACACAGGCAAACTCTGCATTTAATAACGGTACTTCTGCGTCTTCATATGCGAACGGTGCTTTTCAAGCTTCCAATGCAGCTAGTTCTTATGCCAACTCTGCATATGCCAAGGCTAACACCGGCGGTGGTTCAGGACTATTCAACTCTTCAATCAATGTAGCAACTGGTTATGCAGTTACAAGTTCTTTGGCAAACGCTGTAGTGTTCTCTGCCAATGCAACAATCTATTCGATCTATGTAACAAACATTGGTCCAGATGTTAATGCTGCCGTGACTGTTACTGCTGACTTTACACCAACAGATTCTTCTGCAAACGTTTCGATGTTCAGAAATATTCCAATACCATCACGTTCTTCTGTAGAGATGTTGAAGAAACCACAAGTTGTTAAGGCAAATGACATTATTAAAATGCAATCATTTGTCAATGGTGCTGCTGCTTCTTCTAATGCACACGTAACTATTGTGTATGAAACTACTGCACTGTCTTCGTTTGATAGAGCAACTGCATTGGCTGGTACAGGTTACTCCACACTTTATACTGCAACAGGTAGTCCAGCAGTTATTGAGAGTATCAAAATTGTTAATCAAGATACTGCATTTGGTAACCACGCAATCAGTATTATCTGGACAAACTCAAGCAATACGATACAAGGTTACATTGCCAAAGACATTATTTTACCTGCAAACTCAACAATCGAATTGTGTGAGGCACCAAAATATTTGTACTCTGGTGATAAACTAGATATATATTCATCATACGCCAACGTAGTGTCGGTGTTCGCTTCAGCTAAACGTACAGCATAAGAGAATCATTATGGCAATTAGTGGAATATTAACAACTCAAAATCACTATAATCAGAGAGCTAGTGGGTTGTGGCCAACTACTTTTACTAGTGCATCTTTACCAAATACACAATGGATTTCAACTTTATCAACAACTGGCACTAATGAATTTTATGGTTCTGTAAAAGTAGACTCTTCTGGAAACGTTTATTGTCTTAGCCTTTTAAATTCTACCGATATAGTTTTAGTAAAATATAATTCAGCTGGTACTATACAATTTCAAAAAAAATATACAAATTCTGCTTCAAGCATAAGTCTTGGTTTTGCTGGAGGTTCATTGTTTATTGATAGTTCCAATAATGTTTATATAACTGGTGGTTATGTTCTTAGTGGAAACTATGGATTTGTAATTAAAACAGATTCTTCTGGATCAATTCTATATCAAAAACGTTTTTATGCAGCAGCTATCAATGAAAGTTTGCAGGTAAGTGGAATAGCTGTTGATAGTACAGGAAATGCTTATATTATAGGTACTTGTCAAGGATTTCCAATAAACAGTGGCCAAATTGCATATTTACTTAAACTTGATTCGAGTGGAACAGGTCAATGGTCAATAAATTTTGATGCTCGCACAAGTACTGGCTCTGATTTGGTTATAGATTCTTCAGATAATGTTTTAATGTCTGGATATTCCACTTCTGGTGGTGGCAGTTCCACTGTTAACCAACATTATATTGTAAAAATTAATTCAGCTGGCAGTTCAGTGTGGCAAGCTGGTATATCTTCCAGCAGTGGTTATGTGCTTGGCCAAGGTATATCATTAGATAGTAGTAATAACATATATATCACTGGTGGTCAATACGGTTCATATTATTCAGTATATACAGCCAAAGTAAATTCGAGTGGATCATCTGTAGTTTGGGGAAAAATTTACGATGCTGCTGGCTCATTTGGATCAGCTACTGTTACTGATAGCACAGGCAATTCTTATACTGGTTCGTATTATCCTTCTGGGAATGACAATCGGTCAGTCATAATGAAACACGATTCAAGTGGCACACTCCAATGGCAAAGAGTTGTTAATAAAGTTAATACAACCGATAGTGATTTCAGAACAGTATTAGATTTAGATAATACTGGTGATTTTTATGGTGCAGGATCTGCAACTAATACTACCGATCAAGATTCTATTGTTTATAAGTTGCCTACGGATGGTACAAAAACAGGTACATATACAGTTGGTGGCCGATCTATTGTTTATGGCAGTGCTAGTTTTCCAACCCAAGCGGTTTCTCTTAGTATTGGTAGCAATCCTTCACATACACTTATCACAGGTGGATTAACTGTTGGATCGGTTACGTTTACTGTAAGTGACCATACTGCAACTTCTTCAACTACAACGGTATAATAAACAACAGAGCAAAACAAATGAGTCTTTTAAACGACATTTTTTCCTTACGTAGAATGAATGACCTAAGGTCAGATGGCTTGTGGCCAACTACTACATTTCTACCAGCATCATATACATTAACTCCAGCAGCTAATAATATTAATGAAGGTTCAGCTTTAACACTTAATGTTTCCGGTTCAAATATTACAAATGGAACATACTATTGGTCCATAGACTCAAATGCCGGTGATTTTGGAACATCTTCTGGTTCATTTACAATAACCTCTAATGCTGGTTCATTCACAGTAACTCCATCCGCTGATGCAACAACAGAGGGTGCTGAGACATTTACAGTATCAATTAGATCCGGTTCTACTTCTGGAACAATATTAGCAACTTCTGGTACATTAACGATTAATGATACAAGTGTACCAGTAGTTGCTGGCCAAGCGGCATACACAACAGTAGGAACTTATACTTGGACTGCACCGGCTGGTGTCACTTCAGTTAGTGTTGTTGCAGTTGGTGGCGGCGGTGGCGGTACAGGTGGAGCAGGCGGCGGTGGATTAGGTTGGAAAAATAATATCTCAGTAACTCCAGGAACAGGTTACACTGTTGTGGTTGGCCAAGGTGGTGATGCTTTCTCCGGTGACAAAGTAGGTGGCCAAAGTTACTTCATATCAACTGGTACTGTACGAGGTATAGGTGGCGCCGCTGGTGTCGCCTACGGCAATGGTACAGTAGGTGACGGACCTGGTGGTGGTTACACTGGCGACGGTGGTGGCAATGGTGGTAATGGTGGTCCTCCAGGACCATATGGTGGATGTGGCGGCGCCGGCGGATATTCCGGCAACGGCGGCCTTGGTGCGACTGGTGGAAGCGGTAACGGTTCTGCTGGTGCCGGCGGTGGCGGTGGCGGAGGTGGTTCAAACGGTTCCAGTTTTGGAGGTAATGGTGGCGGCGTTGGTATATTCGGTCAAGGATCTAATGGTGCAGGTGGTATATCTAATGCTACTCCTCAGCCTCAGTATATGACAGGAGCAGGAGGTGGAGGCTCGGGTGGTGGAACCGGAACTGGTACATATGGCGGAGGCGCTTCATTAGTTCCTACTAGTAATATTAATGCTGGTGCCGTTCGTATCATTTGGGGTTCAGGTCGTTCATTCCCATCAACCGGCACTACCGATCAATAAAAAACAAGGAAAACAAAATGCAAGAACAACTTTATATTGAAATTGAAAACGGTTTAATAAAAAACCATCCTGCGTATGAAAGTAATTTAATTCAATCTTTTGGTTCAGTACCATCTAATTGGATACCGTTTACCCGTGTTGAGCGTCCTAAACCTAGTAGTTACCAAATTGTTTTAGATGATACGCCTGTTTATACAATAGTAGATGGTGTTTGCATGGATGTTTGGTCAGTGCGAGAAATGACCGAAGAAGAAAAAACAGAATATCATAGAGACCAGGAAATACTGGAAAGACTCTTGGCCACACAGACATAAAAAATGTGGTTTGATTAATCAATAACAATACATCAGAGTATAACAAATGCCAGAAACAAATATTACCGGCCCACTTTGGGGTTACGAACAACGAAGCAGAAGACTTGGTGGGTTGTGGCCAACCGCTGTGGTTCCACCACCTCCAACATATACAGTAACTGGAGCTGCAGGTTCTATTAATGAAGGTTCAGCATTAACCGTTAATGTTTCTGGATTAAATATAATCAATGGAACATATTATTGGACTATTGATTCAAACGCTGGTGATTTTTCAACATCTTCTGGTTCATTTACAATAACCTCAAATGCTGGTTCATTTACAGTAACTCCATCCGCTGATGCAACAACAGAGGGTGCTGAAACATTTACAGTATCAATTAGGTCTGGTTCCACATCAGGTACAATACTATCAACCTCTGGTACATTAACGATTAATGATACAAGCACTACACCTGTTGTGCCAACAATTATTGGTGAAGCATGGGGAGGTGGATATTTTGCAGGTAAAATTAGCTATTCTGGTAACGGGGTTGCTACTCATTATTTGATTATTTCTCCTAAATCAACAGAAATATTTGGCAAAAAATGGGCATATACGTTTAACCAAAACACTAATTCTGCAGCCGATTCTAATATTGATGGTTTGAGTAATACAACCGCTATGTATAATAACGCTTCTGAGGTAGCTGACTACGTGAGAAGTTTAACTACTGGTGGATACAGCGATTGGTATTGTCCTTCTAGATATGAACTTGAAGTATTGTATTACTATTTAAAACCCTCGACCAATAGTAATAACACAGGGTCTGGTCCTAACCCATATGCAGTTTCACCTGAACCAATAAATACTTATTACACTGCTGGAGCTCCAGCACAAACTACTGCAGCGATATTTCAATATGGTGGAGCACAACAACTTGAACCAAGAGCCGGTCAAGCTAACTATCCGTATTGGTCTTCTACAGAACAAAATGATGGACCTTATGCTTTTTATCAACAGATGGATAGTGGTTACACAGGAAGTATTGGAAAAGCAAATGACAGCTGTTTAACAAGAGCAATCAGACGTATACCTGTTTAAAATGAATAACTAAAAGAATAAAAAATGGCTGCACCAGTAACAAGAACAGAATTTAAAGATTATTGTCTTCGTAGACTAGGGTTTCCCGTTATTCAAATTAACGTGGATGATGACCAAGTTGACGACCGAATTGATGATGCACTTCAGTTTTTTCACGATTATCATTTTGATGGTGTTGAAAAAATTTACATGAAACATAGAATTACACAAGATGATATTGACCGCAAATTCATTTACTGTCCTGATCCAGTTATTTTTGTAACTAAAATATTTCCGTTTGATGATTCTAATTCATCAATCAATATGTTTGACCTTCGTTACCAGTTGCGCCTACATGATTTGTATGACTTCACATCGGTATCTTATGTGTCATATGAAATCACAATGCAACATATCACAACACTAAACATGTTGTTCTCTGGTTACCCACAACACCGATTCAATCGCCATCAAAACAAAATCTTCTTAGACATTGATTGGTCACGTGATGCAACTTTAGGTGAATATGTGGTTATTGAATGTTATCGTAAGTTAGTGCCTGATACTATAACGTTAACTGGTACAGTAACGGCAACAAACACATCAAACCTAATCACAGGTACTGGTACAACATTTGACCAACAAATTATTGAAGGTGATATCATTACAATTGATGGACAAGATGCACAAGTTAATCGTATCATTTCACCAACACAAGCATATCTAACCACAAACTTAGCAACAAGTGTAACCACTGCAACAGCCACAAAGACTGGTGTATCTGATGTTTGGGATGATAGATTTTTAAAACAGTATGCCACGGCTTTGATTAAATACCAGTGGGGTACCAACCTGTCCAAATTTGCTGGTGTTCAGATGCCAGGTGGAGTTACGTTAGATGGTCCTCGAATTATGGCTGAAGCACAAGTCGAAATCGATAAGATTGAAACTGAGATGCAAGCCTACAACGTACTACCTCCAGAAATTTTGACTGGTTGATGAATGCCTACAAATTTTTACTTTCAACCATTTCCAACAGGAATTACTCAAGAACAACTACTAGTTGAAGACTTGGTAATTGAGGCCATGCAACAGTATGGTATGGACGTGTTTTATCTACCACGATCTAGTGCAGACCCGAATGGTGCAGACCCTTTGTATGGTGAAGACCCACTAAAACAATATACAGTTGCATTTCCAATTGAAGTCTACTTGGAAAATGTTACAGGCATGGATGGTGAACAAGACTTTATTTCTAAGTTTGGTCTTGAGATTCGAGATGAAATAACACTACTGATTTCTCGCCGTAGATTTAAATATGCCTCTGGTGCCACAAACTATAGTATACCTAGACTTGGTGACTTAGTTATTAACACTGGACCAAACCGCCCAATGGAAGGTGATTTAATTTACATTCCATTGATGCAAAACTTTTTTGAAATAACGTTTGTTGAACATGAAAATGACCAAGCAATGTTCTACACATTAGGTCGTGGACGTGGTGGCAATGTTTATGTTTATGCATTGAAACTGAAACAGTTCGTATTATCTGATGAGTTGATTCAAACTGGTCGCACAGAGATAGACGAACAAGCATTTGATTCATACAAGAGAACACGTTTAGATGTACCTGTCAATGGCACAGGCAAATTTACAGTTGGTGAGTTTGTTTATCAAGGTTCATCATTGGCAACTGCAAACGCCAAAGCTACCGTACACACAACGGTTCCTGGTCGACACTTAGATGTTGTTAATGTCAAAGGTCAGTTTACAGTTGGTGTAACTATTATTGGTGCAACTAGTGGTGCAACATGGGCATTAGAAACTGCAGCAGACGATATGCCAACAGACAGTGTGTTTGAAGATGTTGCCGATAATAATATTATTCAAGATGAAGCTGGCGACATACTCGACTTCACTGAACATAACCCATTTGGTGAACCTTAATGATAGGTAATGCACATTTCTATAACAGAACCATACGAAAAGTTGTCGTAGGTTTTGGTACTCTGTTTAACGACATTCAGTTGATTCGTTACACCAGAGATATGGCAACAGAGGTCGAAAGATTTAAAGTGCCTTTGTCTTATGGTGCCAAAGAAAAATACTTAACTCGTTTGGCCTCCGATCCAGACTTAACAAAATCTATTGCAATATCTGTGCCTAGAATTTCATTTGATATGGTAGGTATGTCATATGATTCTAGTCGCAAAGGTGTTACTACTAACCGAAACTTTTCAGTTGGTGCAAATAACAGTTCATTGAAGTCACAATACGGACCAATACCGTATAACTTT